CAGAATTGAACAAACTATTCAATATCGATGTAATCGGGCATCCAGATGGTTGCGAATGTGTCCACATGTACAAGTTGTCTCTACACAGATGAATTGAATTAACAATTTCTGCCCAAAGTACTCTACGAATTGTAGCATTTTCCTCACCATCATCATAAAAATCATTTACAATGTCCAAAATCTTGTAAAGAATATCTGCAACAAGTGTTCCATCAAAATTGCTGAAATCACCAGCTATCACTTTTCTTCCTTTACTCAATAATTTCTTTGCAGTTCTCGTCCAATCAGTTGAATAACAATTTGTTCCAACTGAAATTTCATTGTCAATTCGATTTTTCATAACATGAGCAGCAAAACCCATAAAGTACTTTCTAAACGTGAAAGTATAATCCATCGGTCCAGCAGAAAACACTCTTGTCTTACCTGCCAAAACTTTTTCAAATGGTCTTCGTTCATCTTTCAATGTGTCAATCCATACAGTCAAAACTCTCTTCTTCTCTTTAGCACATTTTATACGATATTCACTTCGTGCTTTAAGATCTGGGTGTACAATAAAATTATCATCTTTTCCCATCCATTTTGTTTTTCCAGTCAAACCCTCTTTACTATAAACCCAAGGATATCCTGGACTTGTTTTTCTCTCAATGGGTGGTAAATAATCATCACCTAAGACACCTCTTATAGCTATATAATCGTCATAAACTTGATCATAAACACCTCTCTCTATTTTTGAATTTACAATGCGTTTAACATCTTCAATACAAATATCAACAATCTTCTCATCAAGTTGAATGTTTGCGGCACCTGCTTTCTTAAGACCAATTTCCATGGGGTTGTAATTAACTTCTCCATAAGTAAATGGCCTCAACTTTGCAGGAATGGTATTATGTTTCGTTATTTTGTCATGTACCAAACTCGGAATAATCTTTGTAGTATTTGCACCTAAAATTGGAATTGGTATTTTTCCAATTGGTACAAAATTTCCTTCAGGAATCCAATTGTCCAATCCAAATTTAATCTTGTCTTCTGCACTGTCAATTAAAATCTCTAATTGAGCGCTCCATGGCATCTTCTCCATTGCTCTTTCAATATCACTACAATTGATAGGTGAAGAAATTCCTTCATTCCATTTTCCAGCAACATGAATTCCCAAAATTTTCTTTGGTAGCATTGAATTTATAGCAACTAACAAACTTCCACAATCACCATCTGTAGTTTCCAATCCAGAATACTCGTATCTATCTCTAACAAAAAATTTTTGAACATCTTTTGAATTTGGTATGCTTGCATCATACTGTATTTCTGTCTCAACATCTCTTGCATAAATATTTCCAAATTTCATAACAACACCCTCATCAAAAGGTACAACTAAAGCTGCACGTGTAGTTTTGAAATGTGACATTTGAACACCATCTGCTAAACTACCCATCAAACTAGCATGATCATTCATACCAGATGAGGGAAAGCACAATAACATTTGATCTTTCAATTCACCAGCTCTGTTGCAAACATCCTCTGTAAGTATACTTTTTGCATCAAACACATGTGGTTTACTAATATTTCTATTATATATTCTCACACGTGTTGCTTCTTGCATATAAATCTTAACATGTCTTGCTGTCAAAGCAATTTTGCCCTTCAAAAAAACAATTTTGATCTTTGCACACCATCTACCATTAATTTCACATTCCATTGTATAGGAATTTGAAATAATTTTGGATGACACACTCATTGCATTTGTATCAACAGCCATTTGTGCTTGCATTTGACTTGTTGAATCAGT